GAGGAGGGGGTTTGGGGTGAGGGGACCGCAGTCCCTTCCCCCAAGCTCCGGCCTTCCACGCATTTCAAAATGGAGCGGAAGGGCTCCTTTTCACCTTAATAAGAACAACATTTGAAACCGCTCTTCTTTGGTAAGAGGAGAGCGCGGGGTCGACTTTGCAGCAGACGATGTCCCGGATAACTGGAATTTCAACGGTAGTAGCCCGTGCCTGTACCGCGGCGGTAACTATAACCAGAGCCAGAATCACGGGCCGTTCTACGTGAACTACAACAGTGCGTCGAACACGAACTCCAACATCGGCTGTCGCCTTCTTGAAGCAGACGCAGGCCATTGGGCCTGTCGGGTATGGCTGAACCTCCTATCGGTAGTCAGGGTTCCTCACCCTTTCTATTACGCAGAGTTGACCGCGCAGCACTTGCTGACGATGAGCCGTCAGGACACAGCCTGGTACACTTCGGGCCGGGTTTCGCCCCGGAACCACCCGCGGCGATGGAACGGCTGTGAGGCTACAAGGAGGATATTATCCCTGATGAAACGAGTGAGAGTTTACCAACAAATCCTTTCGGAAGACAATCTGCGCCTGGCCATCCGGGAAGTCAACCGGGGACACCGGCGCAACGGCGACCACAGCCTGAACAAGAAGGTCCTGGAGATCGAGGCGAATATGGATGCGTATGTGGCGGAGCTGCGCAGGTTCATTGAGGACCTGGTGAGCGGGGACGCGCACATGCACCCGCCGCTGAAAC